ACTTTAGGTCTTAAACGTCAAGATGGACAACTTCCAGCAGGATTGAATGAAATCTTAATGGCTTACTTAATGAAACAAGCACAACGTAAAGCACAAAGATTGGTAATCTCAGGAGATACAACTTCTTTAGATGCTGAGTTAGTGTTAATGAATGGTTTAAGACACCGTTTAGTAAATGATGCCGATGTATTAAGATACAATGCTACAGATGCAACAATGACTAATTCTAATGCTTATACACAAGCTTACGGAGTTTATCAAACTATTCCTTCTGAGTTATTCGATAACGGTATGGAGGTAGCTATCTACACTGGTAGAACTGAAGCTCAAAAAATTATCGCTCAATGGAATACGTCAAATCCTTACGATAGAATCGTAGCAACTGAAGAAGGAGCTTCTTTATCTTTCATTTTACCTCAAACTTCTGTTAAGGTTGTTACTTTACCTGAGTTAAACGGTAAATCTGAAATGTACGCTATTCCTTTATCATTGGTTTTCTTAGGTGTTGATTCTCCTGAGGATATGTCTTTCGATGTTAAATACAACGAATACACAGACCAATTAAAAGCAGAGGCTTCATTTAGATTAGGTATCGCTCACATTTGGGGACAATACTTTGTTAGATTGCATTTATTAAATTCTTAATTTATAAACTATGTGTGAAATACTAGAGGGTAAAAACTCAGTATGTGATTCAGTAGGTGGTGTTAAAAAAGTAGTCGGTTGGAACACAGCCGACGCTACCACTACCGAAGCGAATGGAACTATCTCAGCTCTTTCATTAACATCAGGAAAATACGGACACGTTTTCTTTATCGAAATGGAAACTGCAAAATTCAATGCTAACCGTATTGGAGATAGAAAGAACCAATCAATCGCATACGAGCAAAGCGGTACAATGTACTTAGCTGGAAATACTGCAACTGATATTGCTAATTTAGAAGCATTAGAAATTGCTAGAACTACTTTTGCAGTTCAATTAAACGATGATACTTGGGAAGTTTTCTTTTTGAAAAACGGAGCTATGGTTTCAGGTGTTAGAGATTCGGGACAAGCTTATGAAGATGCTAACGGTAATACGTTGACATTATCAGGTAAAGAAAAGAATAGACCTTACAAAATTTCTAACTCTTTAATTACTGCAATTTTAGACCCAGTTTCTTAATTTTAAATAATTAATTAAATTTTAAAACCTTGTTATTAATTTAACAAGGTTTTTTTTGTAACTTTGAACTATGTCAATTATCATAACAAAAAATTCTTTAAACCAAATAGCTTTAACTTTAACAGAGTTAGAAGATTCTAGTATAGATATTAATTGGTTATTTAGATTCGTACACGAACAAGGTAAGAGCGAAATATTAGTATATCTAAGCGACTTAAATAGTTCATTTAGTAGATACAATCTATTTCACTTATTAGAGGGTACAGATGCGACATTTACAAAGCTAGGTGATTACATTTACGAAGTGTATCAAATGCCTGATGGTGGTAGTTTAGATTATTCACTAGGTTTAAGATGCGAAATTGGAAAAATGACAGTAAAAGATAGTATTATAGTTGTGCCTAATTCATTTGAGCCAACAAAACAAGCAAATATTTATGGTGGAGAAACAATCAGCTAGTTATAACGAATTTAGGGAAGTACCTTTAATTGAACCTAGTGAAGTAGTAGCTAGAGAAGGTTGGGTAAAATGGGGAGCGGATAACCTTTATCCTCAGTTTTTATGGAGTTTATATTACGATAGTCCAATTAATGGTGGTGTAATTAATTCAAAAGTTACTTATATTACTTCGGGTGGTTTAAAATATACTGGTTCAGAGAATTGGGACGAGATAAATAAGAATGGAAGGTCTAAATATACTATCGAAGAACTTTCAGAAATGTACGCATTAGACCAAGAAGTAGGTAATTCTTACTATATTCTTTGTAAATACGACAAATTAAACGAAAGTTGGATACTAGAACACATCCCATTCGAGTTAATCAGAACAAACGAAGCGGAAAATATCTACTATTATAGTGAAGATTGGAGTACTTCTAGACAAAATGACAAGACAAAATTCAAAACATATACAAGTTTCTTCAATAGAACTAGTGAAACAACTGAATGTATTTTATATGTTAAAGGTAAATCTAGACAATTTCAGTTAGAAAGTAAGAAATTAACAAGTGGTTACTATCCTATTCCTTCATATAGTGGTGGTATTAATGCAATTTTAACCGATATAGAGATAAATTTCTTTAGATTATCAGAGGTTTACAATGGCTATAGAGGCGGTGCAATTCTTTCACTTAACAATGGAATCCCAGATTCCGAAGAAGAAGAGGAGAGAATCGTTTCAGCTCTTAAACTAAACGCAACTGATAGACGTAAACAAGGTGGTATTGGTGTTGTGTTCTCAGATGGTACTGATAGGTCGCCAAGTGTTGTGCAAGTAAACGGTAACGATTTAGATAAACGATATTTAGCAACTGAACAAGGTTTGATGCAAAAGATTATGATTAGTCATAGTGTTATCAATCCTAAACTGTTTTCTGTGATGCAGAATAACTCTTTATTCGATTCTAATTTAGAAGCAGACTATAAACTATTCTTTAATACATACGCAAAACGTAGACAGAAAAATATTACTGATTCTTTAAACTATGTATTGAAGCAATTAAATGGAATGAATGGAGAGATAGAATTTAATGAATATGAATTATTCGTTAAACCTATTGAAGTACAACCAATACAACCAACAACTTTTAAATCTGAAATTTCAACGGATGAAATATTACAATACTTTACAAACTGTGGAACGAAAAAACAAGGTATTAAGATACTACATTCTGACGAGTTTAAATTTAATTCGGATGATGATATTATAGAAAGTTTCTTTAAGGATTCATTCGCACAAGTTACAGATGTACAAGGTAGAATTATAACGATGCTATCGAATGGTGAAAGCTATGACGCAATTGTAAAGGCTTTAAATATGAAACCTATTGATGTATCAAAAGAGATTCTAAGGTTACAGAATAGTGGTTATTTAGATGGTGGAGAACCAACAAGTAAAGGACTTAAAGAAACTGCAACGAGAGAGAGTATATCTGTAGTTTATTCATATGAAAAAAGACCTGATGCACCTGATTTAGTTAAAGGTGGTAAATCTAGACCATTTTGCGAAACATTAGTAAGTATGGATAAGGTTTACACTAGAAGCGAAATAGATAATATCAGTAGCGCAATAGGTCGTGATGTTTGGTATTATAGAGGTGGATGGTATCACAATCCTGACACAAATAAAAATACTCCAAGTTGTCGCCACTATTGGAAACAAAACGTAATAATTAAATAATATGAGTAACGCTTTTTTAATTTCAGCATATAATCTTAAAGAACTATCCTTAATACACGGAAACGTAGAGGATAGTATCTTAACTCCTACAATTAGAATTGTACAAGATACGGTAATAGAACCAATCATCGGTACATCATTATACACTAGATTATTAGAAGGTATAGACGCAGACGATTTAAACGCAGACGAAATCCTTCTAATGGATAGTTATATTATTCCAGTCTTAGCTATGGGATGTAATTTAGAAGCAGTTAGTACAACTACTTACCAAATTAGAAATAAAGCTACGGGTGTAACTAATGACGAATGGCTAAAAGGTGCTAGTGAAACAGAGATTAATAGGATTCAAGACAATTTTAGAAAGAAGTTAGAGCATTATAGATTGAAGTTGATTAACTACCTACAATTTAACTCAGGTAAGTACCCAGAATACAATGAATACTTTAGTTCTCCTGATGCCTTCTTTGATTGTTTAACATTTGGAACGGAAGGGATAGCACCTGATAGAGGTAGACCGAAAATTAATATATCTTTTAGATGAATACAAGTTTAAATAGGTTAAATAAAGAACTTAAAGCAATCTCAGATAGTCATTTGCAAATAAACGATTATCATTGGGGTGATTTTGTAGAAGCTATAAACGTAAAAAAGGTGCAATATCCTTTGTGTTGTACATTTGTGCAAGGTAATAG